AGATGTAGATCACAAGACACCGCTGCGTTCAGGCGGCACAACAACGAAGTCCAACTTACGAGTGCGTAGCGTCAAGGCCAATAGGGGTGATAACAAATGACATTTGAACAGTGGTGGGAGTCCCTCAGTGAGTCAGAGAAAAAGTTTTTAGGTATCCACAACGCTCGCTATTGTTGGTTAGAGGGGCACAAGTGTGGATACAGTAAAGGATATAAAGATGCGAAAGACATCATAACTGGAGAAGTAGATGCAAATAATTGAAAACAAAGCGTTGCTGTTTCGCACTCGCAACCCAGATAAGTATCGCGTAATTCCTAAACATAAGGTGGTGAACAGACATGACGATGGCTCGACAGAGATTGCTGTCTATTGGGGACTCGACGAAGCTAGGGTTCTTAAAAATCTCGGTGTTAAAAACGTTCCTTCACCTATCACGAAGAGGTACAACTGGCCGGGCAAATACAAACCGATGGCGCATCAGATTGAGACAGCGGCTTTTCTCACTCTCAATAAGAAGGCTTTCGTTTTTTCGGAGCCGGGTACTGGTAAGACCCTCTCGGCGCTTTGGGCAGCAGACTACTTGATGACACGCGGCGATGTGCGCCGCTGTTTAATTCTTTGTCCGTTGTCGATCATGCAGTCAGCATGGATGGGTGACTTGAACAGCAGCATCATTCATCGCTCTGCCGTTGTAGCGCACCACTCTCAAGCTAGTCGCCGCATCGAGATGGTTCAGCAAAGTTATGAGTTCGTCATTACCAACTACGACGGGTTGAACTTAATTGCGGACGAAGTAGTCAATGACGGTAGGTTTGATCTCATCATTGTTGACGAAGCCAATGCGTACAAAACCATCACAACGAAACGATGGAAGGCATTGAAGTCGTTAATAACACCAACGACACATCTGTGGATGATGACGGGTACGCCTGCATCACAGTCACCAGCAGACGCGTATGGCTTGGCGCGTTTAGTTAATCCTGAAGGCATACCGAAGTTCTTCACAGGCTGGCGTGACAAGGTGATGCAGAAGCTCACGCAATTTAAATGGGTTGCCAAAGCATCAGCAGCAGACGAAGTACATCGCGCCTTACAGCCAGCGATACGGTTTACTAAAGCGCAGTGCCTTGATTTACCGCCCGTGCTGACAATGACGCGTGAGGTTCCGCTAACACCACAGCAAGCCAAGTACTACAACTTGTTGAAAGAACGCATGATGGTCAAGGCCGCAGGCGAAACAATCACTGCGGTGAATGCCGCTGCTGGAGTATCTAAACTGTTGCAAATATCGTGCGGCGCAGCATACACAGACGATAAAGAAATTGTGACGTTTGATTCAGCCCCACGACTAGCGGTGCTGGAAGAAATCCTTGAAGAAACTAGCCGCAAAGTTATTATCTTTGCTTTATTTAGAAGCACCATTGACAGCATACACACGCACTTACTAAAGAAAAATGTGACTGCCGAATGTATCCACGGAGATGTACCGCCTAGTAAACGCGCAGATATTATTCGTCGCTTCCAAGTAGAGAAAGACCCACGCGTATTAGTTATGCAACCACAAGCGAGTGCGCATGGAATCACACTGACGGCGGCTGATACGGTTGTCTTCTATGGTCCATTGATGTCCGTTGAGCAGTACACACAGTGCATAGCCCGTGCAGATAGGAAGGGTCAAGACTCCGACAAAGTAACGGTTGTGCACATAGAAGGCTCACCGATTGAGAAGAAAATGTTTAAAGCTTTGCAACTAAAAGTGACCGACCACGCATTGCTTACGCAATTATTCAACACTGAAATAAATTCTTGAAAGGGGGTTGCATTCAAATCCAAACCGCAGTAATCTGTCAAACGCTAGACAAACAATAATAGGAGAAGCAGATGTCCGATACAGTCACAGAGCTTATTCCAATGGATAAGCTCGCAAAGATTTATCGCAAGATCAAGGAAGAAATTGATGTGCTGACAAAGGAGTACGACACCAAAGTCGAACTGCTCAAAGCACAGCAAGACGAACTTCGTTTTGCAATGAAAGACCAGATGAAAGCCCTCGGGGTCAAGTCTGTTAACACCACCTTCGGCACCGTGTCTATGATTAACAAGACGCGTTACAGCACAGATGATTGGGACTCGTTCAAGAAGTTTGTTGTTATGAACGACGTTGTTGATCTTCTGGAAAAGCGTATTGCTCAAACCAATATGGCTCGGTTCCTCGAAGAAAATCCCGGCAGTGTACCGCCCGGATTAAATGCCTTTTCTGATTTTGAAATCAGAGTTACTAAACCCTCTAAGTGAGATTACGATATGTCAAATATAACGCTTTTTTCTTCCTCAAACGCTCCCGCATTTGCCCGCAATAACGCACTGTCTGAAACCGCTTTAGCTTTAACTGGCGGTGGTACTGGCACCAGCACCAAGCGCATCTCCATTAAAGGCGGTGTGTTTCGTTTAGTAGCTGGCGGTAAAGAAGTTGCTGCGATTGATGATCGCCATCTGGACGTCATCATTGTTAAAGCTGCTCCCAAGGTCAGCCGTATTTTCTACGCTAAAGCGTACGACTCCGAGAACATCACAGGACCAGACTGCTGGTCTAACGATGGCGAGAAGCCTGATGCCACAGCACAGAACAAACAGTCGCAGACGTGTATTTCGTGCGCACAGAATCAAGCAGGTTCGGGTCAGGGTAATAGCCGTGCGTGTCGTTATCAGCAGCGTTTGGCAGTCGTGTTGGAGAGTAATCCTAATGGGGATGTATTGCAGTTGACGCTGCCAGCAACATCGGTGTTCGGTAAAGAAGACGGTGACAAGCGTCCTCTGCAAGCCTATGCACGTCATCTGGCACTTTCAAACCCGCCTGTTAATCCTGAACAGATCGTAACCCGTATGCGCTTTGATACGAAGGCCGAGTCGCCTAAGTTATTTTTCCAACCCCTGCGTTGGTTGACTGAAGACGAGTACGCCGTTGTGCAAGAGCAAGCTACCTCAACTGATGCGAGTCGTGCAGTGGTCATGACGGTTGCACAAACGGATGGCGTTAAGCAGTCTGCGCCTCTGTCGCTGCCCGGCAAGGCTCCTGTTGTTGAGGAAGAAGAGGAAGCACCGAAACCTAAAGCTGCGAAGAAGCCGAAGGTTGAAGTAGCCGACGCGGATGACGAGCCTGAAGTTCGCAAGGATTCAGCCAAGCCCACAGCCGTGCCAGAGAAGAAGTCGAAGCTGGCAGACATCGTGTCTGATTGGGACGACGAGTAAAGCTACGGGGGAAAGCGGATGCTGACCAGTTAGCTGAAATGCAAAGGCAGTGCAGCGAGTACCCCACCAAACAGCCCAGCCGGAGGTGGCGCATATAACACCGGCAGCGGGGGCTAGAGTTTCCTTTGGTTGTAGCTACACCTACTTTAGTGACCCCGCACCTTTTTATAGGAGAAGCAAATGTTTGATGGAAAAACATACAACGCAGAACGCGACAAAGATCGCTTAAAGACACAACTGTTTAATGTCTGGCGGCTAATGAAAGACAGCCGTTGGAGAACGTTGGAGCAGATTTCAGAGAAGGTTGGTTGTCCTGAAGCAAGTGTAAGTGCAAGGCTTCGGGATTTCCGTAAACGCCAGTTCGGTAGCCATACAGTTGAACGCGAGTATGTGCGCCGAGGTTTATTCAAGTATCGACTTATACCCAATGAAGAACACTAATGGCCTATTCACAAAAAATAATTGATTCAATTGCCGCCGCGCCTAAATCGTTGGGAAACCAGCTTGGGCGATGGGCAGTGCATTTAGATTTCCCAGTGACGAAGATTGCTTACGCACTTGGGGTCACAAGGCAGACAGTTTACAACTGGTTCATAGGCAAGACCGATGTGTTTATTGCTTACGAAGAGCGTGTGGACTTTCTATTAAAAATAATGAAGGCATCTAAAAGTGCCGATGAAGCATGGAGAAAAATATGTCAAGCGTACGGCCTGAAACCCTAACCGATAAAGAACTATTAAAAGCAGGCTACATACTGTGGAGTGATGAAGCAGGGATGCCCGTTTTGTTTCAGAAAGAATTGTTAAAACGTTGCGCTGGGCTGCTGGATAAACTTGAGTTTAGTGGACTTAACAAGCAACAAGAAGACCCCAAACAACTCCGCCTGTTCGATTAAATCCAAAGGAAGTATATGACTCCGCTTGAATTTCTAGCGGTTGTCTTGCCGTCTCCAGAGCACGGGTTGTATTGCGCTTGCGAATTGACGGACAAGAAAGAGCATATCTTTGTTGAAGACACCGCTGAGTTTTATCCCAAGGTTAATGCGTGGGTGGAGAATAAATGCAATGTGTACTTTGCATTGGCTACGTTTGACGAAAAAGTTGCGCAGATTAAAGGCAATAAGGACAGACGCACGATTCCTAACTCGCGCTTTATCAAGGCATTGTTTCTTGATCTGGATGGGTATGAGTCAAAGAAAGCTGCGGCACAAGCGTTAAATCAATTCATGGCAAAGACGGGGCTTGACTTGCTCGGTACGCCTTGGATCGTTGCGTCTGGTGGCGGCTTGCATTGCTATTGGCCTTTGGAAGAAACCATCGAGGTCGCGGTGTGGAAGCCTGTTGCTGAAAACTTTAAGCGCCTGTGTGCGCAAGAAGAACTGCGCATTGATAATACCGTTACCGCAGACTCTGCAAGGGTGCTTCGTCTTCCTGAAACGTTTAACTTTAAAGAAAAGTATGGTGCGCCGCGTGAGGTGCGCATACTAACCGAAGGAGACATATTTGATTTTGAAACGCTGGCCGAACACATCCGCAGTCAGTTAACAACACTACCACCAGTAACAACGAGCAACGTCATTGAGCTACCCGGAACGCGACCCGCTGCACCGTCGGCTACTAGCGTCAAACTGTTTGAGAATTCAGTGACGAAGTTTCGCACCATCGTCGAAAAGACCAAGGCAGGTACAGGCTGCGGTCAACTTGCATACTACATAGAGAATGCACAAGAAGATGGTATGGAGCCGCTCTGGCGGGGGATGCTGTCGATTGCACAGAAGTGTGAAGAATCAGAGAAGGCGGTTGTGTGGCTGTCTCAGATGCACCCATACGATGAAGAGCGTATGCACACTAAGCTGCGGGAAATTAGAGGCCCTTACCCTTGCACTAAGTTCGACAGTGAGAATCCCGGCGTATGTACTAGCTGTCCTCACTGGGGCAAGATAACAAATCCGTTAGCGTTGGGCAGAGAGTACGCAGTCGAGACGCAAGAGAAGCACGTCGAGGTGCAGCTTGATAAGGAAATTAAAAAGATTCTGCGCCCTGAACCGCCACGGGGCTATGCCTATGGTCAGAACGGTGGAGTGTTTATTGAGCGTGATGATGAGGATGCAGACGGCAATAAGATTAAGCGCCAGATAATGCTCTTGCCTTACGACTTGTTTCCTGTGGACATCTTAAATCAGAACGGCGAACACACTGTACACATGTTAGCTACTAGGAGAGAGGGTGCTCAGACCATAACGTTTCCACAGAAATGTGC